CGATTTGTCCGATGATGGGTTGCAAAAGGTCGTCGATATGTTCGGCGATGTTCCCGTTAAAGAGTTGACCGCCCAAATGGAAGCGGTCAAAAAAAAAATAGATGAAGAATTGCAAATGTATTTCCCCCGGTTGTTCGACGATGCGACCGTAAAAGAGTATTACGACGAATTGCGCAACCGCACAATGTTAATGTTGGATGCGATTATAAACGGCGATACAAAGGACAAACGGGCGGAAATTGATAAAATAACGACGATGTTGTTGTTATATAATCGCCCGGTTGTTTTTAGCGGTTCCGATAACATGGAAATTCAGTACGATAAACAATTTGAAAATATGTGTTTAACCATATCCCAACATTTACACGTACCGGAACCAAAGAAATACACCGTATTGGAGTATTACAACGCATTTGAGCGGATAAAGGAGTTGTTGAAACCAACCAAAAATAAAAACGGCGTCAAATAAGGCGATTTGCGGCGTTGTTTTTCTTTGGTTGATTAACTACATGGAAAAGAAAAGATAATTTAATACGGGGCAAATTGCCCGCAAATAACGTTAAGTATGGCAGATAATAACAACCCTATAAAATATAGCGACCTTGTAAGCCCGGACGATTCGATTACAAAGTTAATAAATCAGTTAGACCAACTTTCCGACGCCTATATGAACACTTTAAAGAATATAAAGAGTGAGGCGATAACGGTTAAGGCTGCATTGGAGGGGGTAAGCGGGGCGACCGAGAACGGACGTAAAACAATCCGGGGGGCGTCCGCCGATACCGACAAATTGACACGAGCGGCAAAGGATTTGGCGTTTGCGGAAAGCGAGAACGCAAAACGGTTGGCGGAATTGAAGCAAGCGCAAAAAGAGGCGAACGAATTAAACAAGTTGACAACCCGGTTGAACCAATCCGCCGAGGGTTCATATAATCGTTTGTCCGCTCAATACTCAATCAATAAAATATACCTCAATAATATGACGGTTGAGGAAAGGGAGGCGACCGAGGAGGGGCGCAAATTGGTTGCCGAAACAAAAGCGATTTACGAGGAAATGAAACGGTTGCAGGAAGCGACCGGGAAAACGTCGTTAAACGTGGGTAACTATTCCGATGCCGCCAAAGGTTTGACGACCCAAATAGAGAACCAAACGAAACAATTAGCATTGTTACGATTGGAGGGCAAACAAGGAACCGCCGAATATCAGCAATTGAGCAAAGAAACCGCAATATTACGGGATGCGGTCAAGGATGCAACCGCCGAGATTACCCGCATGGCGTCCGATACGTCCAATTTGGATGCGGTATTGAGTTTTGCGGCGGGTGCGTCCGGTGGGTTCGCTGCATTTACCGGGGCAATGGAATTGTTCGGGGCGGAAAGTGAGGACGTACAAGAAGCGCAAAAGAAGTTACAGGCGGCAATAGCCATTACAACCGGGGTACAAGCCATACAAAACGCAGTACAAAAACAATCCGCAATTATGTTGGGTATTTCCCGGCTACAAATGGCGGCATTGAGCAAAGCGCAAGTTTATAACCGCCTTGTTACCATGCAGGGAACAAAGGCAACATTGGCGGCTACAATTGCGCAAAAGGCTTTCAATCTGATTGCCGCCGCAAATCCGTATGTTCTTTTGGCGTTGGCATTGGTTACGGTTGTGGGGGCTTTAGTTCTGTTTGCATCTAATACCGATAAATCGGCAAAGAACCAACAAAAACTTAACGAGGCGCAAAAGGCGTGGTTGGATTATTTGGAAACCGAGGTAACCGAAATGAACCGGGTTAGCAACGAACGTGTCGCCCAATTGAACCGGGAATTAAACATTGCTAAAGCCCGTAACGCTTCATTGTCTGAAACCCGAAAGATTGAGGACGAAATATTAGCCGAGCGCACAAAGGCGCATAATAAAAGCGTTGGTTTTTACGGTCAAGAATTAAACGATTTGGAGGCAAACCGGGCAAAGTTAAAGCAATTAAACGATATGTTATTGCAGTTGAATAACGCCAAAGCCCGTGGGGATAAGAAAGTTTATATTGATGTTGATTTAGATGGTAAAATTGATAAAGTCAAGGTTGATGAAGCAATTGAAGCCGTACAGGGTCAAATAGATAATACCAGGAGGGCGGTTGACATTGCCGTTAATCTAAAAACCGAGGGGGCGGATTTGGACGCCGAAAGGAAAATACAAGCCGCCCAAAGAGCAAACGAAAACCGGAACGCCGCCAAAGCGGAAACGGATATATTGCGCAAAGCCGAGGACGCCCGGATTGCCTTAATTAAAAATTCATTCGACCAACAACGGGCGCAACGTCAAGCCGCCAACGCCCGTGCGATTGCTGACATACAATTGCAGTTGAGGACGGAAAATAATTTAACGGTTAAGGCACGTAAAGCGTTGAACGACCAAATTGTTTTATTACGGGAACAATTGGCGGTTGATATGGTAGATATTGCCAATAACCAACGGGCGGCGGAATTATCCGCACAACGGGCAACACAGGACGCCCAAATTGCATTAATGGCAGAGGGTGCGGAAAAGCAACGGGAACAATTGCGGGTTGAGTATGAAAGGCAAATACAGGACATTAACACCCGGTTAGAAACCGAGCGGGGATTAACTGAAACACAAGTTGCCGAATTGCTTAACCAACAATTACTTTTGCAACAACAATACGCAAAGAGTTTGGGCGAATTGAACGACCAAATTACAATAGACCAAATGCAAGCCGCCGCCGACCGGACGCAATTACAATTAGACGCTGTCCGTGAGGGTTCGCAGGAGGAAATAAATTTGCGTATTCAGTTGTTACAGCAACAACGGGCAATCGAATTGGCACAAAATAGGCAATTAGCCGAGGACGTGCGCCAATCCGAGGCGGATATTAACGCCAAATATGATGCCGAGGTATTGAAGCAAACGACCGAGTTAAACCAACAACGGGCGTTAATGCTATTCGACCAAACACAAGCGTTGGAGGCGTCCGAGTTTGATTTAATCCGCAATTCCGAGGAACGCAAAACCCGGTTCCGGTTAGCGCAAGAAAAGGCACGGTTGCAAAAGATTTTAGAGTTGAACAAAGCCGCCGGGGTTAAAATGACGGATGCCGAGGTTAAGACAATCGAAAATACCATTGCGAAAATCGACCAAGAAATTGAGAAAAGCAAAGGCTACGAACGGGGTAACGACATATACGGATTGTTCGGGCTGAATTTGGACGACGACCAAAAGGAGGCAATAAGTACGTCCGTTTCCTTTGCCATTGAGCAATTAAACGGTTTTTTGGATGCAAAGGTACAAGCCGCCGACGCCGCCGTTTCCGCCGCCGACAAAGAGGTTGACGCAAGCCAACGCCGATTAGATGCGGAATTAGAGGCACGGGCGAACGGTTACGCCAATAACGTTGCAATGGCTCAAAAGGAATTGGACGTTGCGAAAAAGAACCAAGAAAAAGCCCTAAAGGAGCAACAAAAGGCACAGAAAGCACAGGCGGCAATACAAACGATACAACAAATTGGAAACCTTGTAACGGCGTCCGCTTTGATTTGGTCGCAATTGGGGTTCCCGTTTGCAATCCCGGCAATTGCTATAATGTGGGGTTCCTTTGCCGCCGCCAAAATCAAAGCCGCCCAATTATCCAAATCAGCCAACGCCGGGGGTTCGGAAAGTTACGGCGATGGTACGGTTGAATTGTTGGCGGGCGGTTCCCACCAATCCGGGGACGACGTGGATTTAGGAACCAAACCGGATGGAACCCGGAGGCGTGCCGAGGGCGGGGAATTTTTCGCCGTTATCAATAAACGTAATTCCCGCCGTTTCCGTCGTTTAATCCCGGACGTAATAAATAGTTTGAACCGGGGAACATTTCCCCAAAAGTACCTTAATGCCTACAATACCGACGGCGTTAATGTAACGGTTCAACAAAACAACGCACCGGATTTGCGGGATTTGAAAGATGATGTAAGGGAGATTAAAGAGCAAAACCGCCGTCGCCGTTATGTTGATGGCAACGGTAATGTTGTTGAGATATACAAGAATTTGACACGTAAAATAAAAAATTAAATTATGAACCCGATTTATAGATTTGGATTTGTAAACACGTTCTTTGTTGATGGCTTTGCGGTGGGTATTGATGAAACCCATACAAGCCCTAATTATTCGTACACAAAGGAGTATATACCCGTTTCTAATATATACCCCCGCAAATTGTTTATGAGTAGTGCGCCGGAAAACGCCGGGGTTTGGTATGATTCAAATAAAAACATTATATCTAATTTTGGTTCCAATCCCCCGGCGGCAAACGTGGAATTTGACATACCTAATAATGCGTATTACGTCCGGGTTAATTTTTCTTTGTCGTCCCGGCGTGCGGGGTCTGCATGGTTGAGATTGGGAACGATGGACGCCGATAACTATATTGCGCCGTATATCGTGCATCCCAATTATAAGGACGATTTGGCAAAGGAGTACGAATTAGAAACGAACCAACGATTTTACCGGGCGAAATTGTCCGGTAAATTGTCGTTTATCCGAGATGATTACGACTACATTAATAACAAGCCATTCGACACAACGTTTTTGTTGCTGATAGAGAAAAGCAACGACGGCGGTAAAACATGGACGTCGTATTATTCCGGGCAATTTATGAAAACCGATTGCACGTTTATTGACTATGATAAAAAAGTTACCGTACAACCGGACACGATAGACGAATATAACGACGTTTTAGCCGGATTAGAGAAAGAATATAATCTTATAACATTAGCCCCGGCAATTCAACGGATAACGATAAACAAACGCCCGCTTATTCAAATATATGTTCCCGGCGATAGTATTGTTTCGTGTTTTTTGGGCGGTACCAATTGGGAGCAAGACGCAAACGCCACGACCGACCAAAACGCATTAGTTCGGACGTATCATTTTGCATTGTGCAATATTTTGAAAGAAATACAAATCACGTCCCACGGTTCCCCGGCGGTAATATCCGGGCTTTATACCGGACGAATGGCGACGGGGGCAACGCCCGGAGTATTTACGGGGAATTTATACCTGGAATTGAACGTTAATTATTATATCTTTATTTCCCAACAAACAATAGACGGCACGCCCTTTGGTATTGCTTTAGTTGAGATACGCAGACGTTCCGACGATGTGGCAATGTTTAGGTATCAGAAAGCAACAACCGCCCCGTTTGATACATTGGAGTTTGATTTAACCGCCGTTGAGGGTTCCGGCGCAACGGGTACTATGCACGCCGATATGAAAAGTTATAATATTTATGCCCGGTATTTGTGCGATGTTGAAACAATCGGTGACCTAAATACATATCCGTTGCCAACCGATGATATTGTTGATAATAACAGAAATTACCGCCGGGCAATCGGTTACGCAATTGACGTGGCGTTTATATCTAACAACTTTTCAGATACGCCGACCGAGTGGGGATTAGCCGACAACGGAAAGTATTTTGCGCCGCCTTATTCCATTTACGGGCAAACTTTTTATCCAATCGCCCGGTCAACGTGGCGTTATGCGTCGTTGTGGTTTGGCTTTTATCTGATGGATTGGATATTAGAGGAACAAGCCCGGAAAGCATATACTTTGCGGGATGCGTTCCCCGTTGCGTCTTGTATTTCCGTTTTGCTCAATCAGATTGCGCCGGGTATAAAGCACGAAGCGACGGCGGAATATAGCCAATTTTTGTACGGGTCAAGCAATCCAATATCTGGATTGACATTCCGGTTGCTTGTTTCGCAGAAAACGAACATTATAAACGGGGAATATCAACAACCCGCACAAAAGGCACCAACGACGTTGCAACAATTTACAAATATGTTGCGGGATTGCTTCAAATGTTATTGGTACATTGACGGGGGTAAATTCAAAATTGAGCATATCCAATTTTTCAAAAATGGCGGTTCGTACGGCGGCGGCGCAATTATTAGCCGAGATTTGACGAAAGAAATTAATTTGCGCAATGGGTTGCCGTGGGCGTCCAATACGTCGGAATATTCGTTTGATAAGGTCGATTTGGCGGAACGATACCAATTTGAATGGATGGACGATGTAACAACGCCGTTTGAGGGTTTGCCGATACAAGTAATTAGCAAGTATGTAACACCCGGAAAGATTGAGGAAATTAATATATCAAATTTCACGTCCGATATTGATATGATGTTGTTAAACCCCGGCAACATGAGTTCCGACGGGTTCGCCTTATTTGCCGCCGTTCCGCCAACGTCCGGGTCGCAATGGATATTGCCATTTACACGGCAAACCATTAACGGGGTCGAATACTTTTTGCAAAATGGATATTTGGCATTTATCAATTTGCAATCCCCGTATTGGATGTATGATTTACCCGCCCGTCGTGTATCTGTAAACGGTTCCGAGGTTTACGCATACGGTATTGAGAGAAAGAAAAAGCAAACGTTTAGTTTTCCCGCCACGGACGACCCTAACCCGATGCAACTAATAAAAACATATATCGGTAACGGTCAAGTTGATAAATTAAGCGTAAATTTGCATAGTCGTTCAATTAAAGCAACTTTGAAATATGACACCGAATAACAATTTATCCGTTTTGCCATTTTATACAGATAGGCAATACCAAGATTTCCGCAAGTCTTATGCGTATGGCGACGTTTACCCGTTGTTTACGCCGTTGAATAAGTTATTGCCGTTTCAGATAATCCGCCCGACCCGTTCAAATGCGATTAGTTGGGTGCGGATTTACGATTATAAGATTACCCGGTTGTTGGCTGATATAACAACCCAAATGAAAGAAACCGGATTGCAGATTGTCCGGTTTGCTAATTACGGTTATGACGTTATTGTTTATCCCGGTATTGGGCAAATGGCGTTGAATTTCCCGGAGGGACGTTATACGATAATGATTAACGACGGCGTGCAAACATTCGTTTCGGACGTGTTTACGTGGGTTAGCGGAACGATGGACGGTTATTTGTGTGTTGAGTGGAGCGATGTGCAAAATATGGAGGTTGACGGCGGACAAATCGTTTACGAGGGCGTCCCGTTCAAAAACCGGGTTTACTTATGTACGGAGTTGGGGAAACCCGAATACAAGTTTGAGGAAGAGGGCGAAGAGCGGGACGGGTATTTTTTCCCGGAAAAACAAATATCGGAAAAGACGTTTCGGTTTATCTTTTTAGCCCCCGAATACCTTTGCGACGTAATGCGGTTAATCCGTATGAGTGATTTTGTAACGGTTTACAGTCAAGGCAGGAAATACGATTGCGACACGTTTCTAATTACCCCCAAATGGCAAACGCAGGGCAATTTAGCATCCGTTGAATGTGAATTTGAGTGCGCAACCGTGGTTAAGAAAATCGGACGGGGTGTTATCCCGCCGGAAACAAAAGGAGATTATAATAATGATTTTAACAACGATTATTTGATTAGTTAAGTATGACAACCGATTTGTAAAAACACCGATTTTAAATAATTATTAGTATGGGAAATTACGAAGAATTGAAAACCGCCGTTGCAGCGGTTATTAAACAAAATGGTAATGAAGAAATTACCGGGCAAATAATGCAAAATACATTATTGTCTATGATTAGCAACATTGGGGCTAATTCGACCTTTGCGGGCGTCGCAACGCCCGAAACCGCACCGGGAACCCCCGACCAAAACGTTTTTTATTTGGCAGGAACCCCCGGAGTATATGCCAATTTTGGCGGCTATGAGTTGAAACAGGGTATTGTAATGTTTACGAATGCGTCCGGGGCTTTTACCGCCGTGGATTTGGGATTTTCAAACGATGATTTGAAACGTTTGTTTTTAGTCGATAAATCAATTATTGGTATTCCAAACATTGATTACGACCATATTTACAATATACCCGCCGGGGGTGCGCCCGGTTCGTACATTGATAGTAATACATTCGATACAGGTTGGGCGATTGTTCCAATTGATAGCGGTTATATGAGTGTTTCCGGCGCAAATATTACCCGTGTGTTGTTCTTTAGCGACATTAACCCGGTTGCCGCAAATCTGATTAATACGTTTACAACAAACTTTCAGTTAATCCCAATCCCGGCAACGGCTAAATTGGCATTAATAACGTTGAATAAGGCGAACAACCCGGAGGGCTATAAAAATTTACGTGTTTCCCAACCCGGAGCCGCCGCCACACGTTCCGACGTGTCGTTGCTGAAACAAAGGTTGTATAAAAACCGTTCGTTTTCCGGTAAAGTTGACATTGACGCAAATATGTTGGTAAATATCATAAGCGGAAATGTGAATTACATACCCGATACGGCGTTTGATGTTGCCTTTGTCGATATTTTCGATAAAAGTAAATATTTGGAGATAACGGGTGCAACGATTGTTCGGGTATCTTTTTTCAGTGATTACGAGATTAACACGGCAAATTATATATCCAACACAACCAACTATATTACGACTATTCCAAGTAATGCAGTAATGGCGACAATTACGTTACGTAAAACGGATAACACCGACGGGTATAATAATTTGCGTGTAAATCAAAACGGAGCCGCACCAAGTAGTTTGCGTTTATTGCAGAATACCGGGGAATTATTCACGGAAAAAAGTTTGTTTTTCAATCGTTCGGGCAATCCGATAACGACAACGGCATATTTGACGACAACCGGATTTTTACCTATTACCGGAAAAGACGACATTGTTGTTAAGGGTGCCAACAATGCGAGCGTTCCCGCTATTACGTTTTGGGATGCGCATTATAAATTCATTGCGCCTATCGCTCAAACTGAACAAGCAACAAACCGGGTTTATACGGTTGCGGCGGCTGATATTCCGGCGGGCGCAAAATATATTCGATGCACACGCAACGAGAATGAAGATTCGAACGCAACGGATAGTTATATTGTCGGGGTCAATATTGCGGCTTTGCTTTCGATGCGTGAAAACATTATCCCGGAATTTAAGCAAGTAATAACCGGAAAGAACCTAATTAACCCGGCTAATCTTTTGCGTGGTATTACTTATTCAGCATCAACCGGATTAATTACGAGAGCGGACGGTATTTTGAGCAATAAGTTAAGATTGTCCCCCGGTACATATACAATTAAAGGCGTTGCGCCTTATGCAAATGTACAAACCACGGTTCGTATTTTACGTTTCAACGATAAAAATGAAATGGTTTACGCTGATGCAATTAAGTTAGATGCGAACAAAGATGGACATTATACCGTAACCGCCGGAACGTCGGGCGTTGGAGGAAATGGATATATTGATTATTGGCGTATTGTTTTGCAATTTGATACGAATGTTTTATTTGACCCAACCGTTGCGCAATTCGAGAAAAACAGCGTTGCAACCGATTTTGAACCGTGTCAAACAAAACTAATCGAAAATCCGGCTTATAACTTAACCCCCCGTATGGCATTTATGACGGGTGCGAGTTCGTCAATGCCGGGCAATGGTTACTTTGAAACGGCGTGCGAGTTGTTGGGATTTAAACACCGTAACGAAGCGATTAGCGGCGATAGTGTTATGATGCACGCTACACGTGCATGGCGGGGGCTTATCTATGAAGCCGACGGACGTATGACGGACAACATAGATAATGCGGGTAACTTTGTAGGATTATACACCTTTGAAGAATTGGAGAATATGGATATATTCGTTACAAGCCATATTCATAATTATGACGTTTCGTTTAGGGGAAAAGAGTTTGAAAGAGTAGAAACAACGTTTGGTTATTATGCCGAAAATGGGACGTTTTACCCGTCCGAAAATTGGGCTTTGGATAAATACAATTTGTCGCCAACTGATACCAAGTTAATTGTAAATACTATTACAAGCAAAAGCACGACCCCGCACGCCTTATTTTTTGACCGTAATAATAATTTTATTAGTGGGGATATTATTTTTAGTGAGGCACCCACCGAAATAACGCCGATTATAGACCGTGAAATTGATGTTCCCGAAAATGCGGCGTATGTATTGATTAAGCGGCTTTATTTCCCCGGTTCAATAACAGAGATTCGGGGCGTGGGTTATGGCATTTTACAAAAAACGGTTGCCGAATACGAGGCAAAAGGGTATGGCGAAAATAATAACCCGTTGACCGTTCCGATGGATAAGACAAATTTAGCGCAACGTATTGTTCCGTATGGAAGTTTTGGGGGTGCGCCCGGCGCACAGCGACCAAACAATTTATACGACGAACGATATGCGGCGGGGTATGATTACCTATTGAAAAAGTATGCGTTGGATTGTTACAATTTACGTTTGAACCCGGATTCAAAGTATTACGGTACGAAGTCCGGCAAACCCGTTGTTATCGTATGTACGACGCAATGGCACGACGGTTATGTACGTTTCAATGAGGGCGTAAAAAAGATGGCAAAACGCCACGGCGCAATAGTTTGTAACGTTGCGGATAATGTGGGATTTAGTTATTTGCAGACTGACCCGACAAACGACGATTCAATACGTTGGGGTGCATTGCATTGCAATAATGCCGCAATTGGTTCTGGTAATGATACGGAAACAATCCCTATTCATGGCGTAATGTACACGGGTATGGGTTGGCACCCTACACGTCAATGGGATTCATATATACAAATGAAGCGTGCGCAAATATTGGCGGAAACAATGCGTTTAGCAACGTATAACAATGGCGATTTCGGACAAATCATTTAATAACCAAGCCGGGGAGCAATCCCCGGCATAAACATTTAAGGATATGGATAAACTTTTTACGTGGGAACAATGGCGAATGATATTTGCCACGTCGTTAAGCCCGATTTTAGCGTATTTAACGCCAACGGCGGGTTTTATGTACGCATTGGTTATAATGTTCGCTTTCAACATTTGGGCGGGTATGCGGGCGGACGGTGTAAGCGTGAGGCATTGCAAAAACTTTAGATTCAGTAAGTTTAAGAATGCGTTGGCGGAATTGCTTTTGTACGTTACCACTATACACGTTATTTATTCGGTAATGCTGCAATGTGGGGATAATGAAGCCGCCAAAATAGTAATTAAGTCGCTTACATACATTTTTATGTACGTATATTTGCAAAACGCATTCCGCAACCTTATTAAAGCATATCCCACAAAGGTTGCGTTGCGTATTATTTACCACGTTATCCGGTTGGAGTTTACACGAGTATTGCCGGGATATTGGCAACCGATAATTGAGAGATACCAACGGGAACATGATAACGATATTATTAACGATAAAGAAAAGGAGGGCGAACAATGAACCAAACAGAGATTTTAAAGTATTTGGATGAACAAAAAACAACCCGGACGATTACGGATTTGATTGTACATTGCACCGCAACCAAGCCCGGCGCAAAAGTCAACGTTGATGTTATCGACGGTTGGCACAAAGAACGGGGATTTAAGAAGCAACCCCAAAGCGGGCGAATTTGCGGTTATCACTTTGTTGTATTACCGGACGGGACGATTGAAACCGGGCGTTTTCTTTCTGAAATAGGGGCGCACGTTTCCGGGCAAAATTCCCAGTCTATTGGCATTTGTTACGTTGGGGGATTGGATGCCAACGGCAAAGCCGCCGACACACGCACGCCGGAACAAAAGGAGGCGTTATTATGGTTGCTTATGCGGTTAGTCGTTGTGTTCCCGGACGCAACGATTAAGGGACACCGGGATTATTCCCCGGATTTGAACGGCGACGGCATTATTGAGCCGTGGGAGTATATTAAAGAATGCCCGTGTTTTAATGCGGCAATTGAATATAGTAACATTTAATTTTGTACCATTATGACAAAGAAAGACAAAAAGGAGTATTTGGAACAATTGGTTGCCAATCAAGGGAACCAAGCGGGAATTAGTATTGCCCCGTTGTTATCCGCTATTATTGCAGATTGCGAGGACGTTTTTACGGTTACGGTTGAGGACAACCAAGAAGATACGAAAAACGTAACGAACCCACAGGCGGAAATAGACGCATTTATTGACGCCGTAAACGCCGACCCGTTGCACAACATACCAAAAGTATATATTTCGGGCGTCGTAATTTCCTTTGCACAATTGGAGATTAACGAGGACGAAATAAATAGTACGGTTGAAATGGCGGGCGGACATTATGTTTTAACATTGAGCAAAACGCCCAATAGTTCGTTAATCATATACACGGCAAACACATGAAAAAATATCTAATATTGGCGGCAATCATTATGGCGGTTGCCGTCGCCTTTTGGGTACAACAAAGCCGTATTAAGAGTTTGACCGCCGAACGGGATAAATACCGGAGCAATACCGAAACGTTGTTGCAGGACGTCCGAACCTATCAAACAAAGGATAGTTTGAATGCCGCAAAGGTTGGAAATTTGGAGTTGAAATTATCCGAATATAAAAAGTACCGGGCGGATGATGCGGCGTTAATCAAATCGTTGCAGACAAAAAACCGGGATTTACAAAGGGTTACGACGGCACAAATGGAAACGATTAACGAATTACGGGCGAACGTCCGGGATAGTATTGTATATTTGCCCGGCGACACGGTTACGACCGTATTACGGTGTATTGACATTGTGGAACCGTGGTTTGAGTTGCACGGATGCACGACGCCCGCCGGGGTATTTACCGGGACGCATATAAACCGGGATAGTCTGTTAATAGCGGAAACGGTGCAATATAAACGCTTTTGGGGGTTCCTTTGGAAAACCCGAAAGATTAAGAACCGGGAAATTGACGTTGTAAGCAAGAACCCGGCGACCCGAATATTGGGGGTTGAGTTCGTAACCATAGAAAAGTAATAAACCGGGGGTTGTAACAAGGCGTTGCAACCCCTTTTTCTATTGAGCCATTTTTAGCCCGTTTCCGGGCATTTTATTTCAAAGTGGATAATTTACCCGTCCCGCTTGCAAAAGTCGCTTAAATCGAAAATTCCAAGAAAATAACTCTTTTGGAACCAAAAACGAAATTTTTATAGGAAAACACGAAAATAAAAGATAAAACCTTTGGTAATTAAAATAAAGGTTGTATATTTGCATCATCAAACAAGAACGACCGGGCGTTTTCCCAGAAAATAGAGAGCGAAACAATGAATACTCAAAGCATTTATAACGGATTAGATTACACAACAAAAGAGATTAACCGCAATTTCAAAATCAAGGTAAACGGAATTGTAAACGGCAAAAAGGTTAATGTATTGGTTGGCGTGTCCGGTTTAATAAAGATTGTCGGCGACATTAAGTTAGTCAATCGCTTATTAAAACGTGCTTTCAATTGTTACGGCGACAAAGAGGTTTGCAAATTACGCCGAGGCGTTAAAATCACTTTCTATTATCAGTAAACAACGACGGGGCGTTTTCCCCGGAACAATATAAATTTTCAATCATGGAAAAGAAAAGAACACAAGCGGCGGACATTGCCGAAATTGCAAGCAAGTTAGACGGAAAGGTTGAATTTTCAACAATCGTTTATAGTCAACAAATGTTATCCGAAAAGTACCGGGAAACCGGGGTTAATGATATGTATTTTATCGGCAAAAAATTTGGGTTATGGTTTTATACAAGCCGGGCGGCATTGGATAGCCTTTGTTATCTGAACAAACCCAATTTCCCAACGTGGGTATTATGCGAAAATTCATTGAGTTTGTATGAGATTAAAAAATAGACGATATGACAATTTACCATGTATTTAACGACAAAGGTTATAGCGAGGAATTTTATAGCCTAACAGCCGCAAAAAAGGCAATGAAAGAACATAACGCCAAAGGAACGAAAACCAAAGTTTACAGTAACGGCGATTGGGAACCATGCGGCGAAATAGTATTGAAAGGGAGCAATAAAACATTCATGGCGAACACACGCCAAACAAAAGCAGGATATTAAATAACCCGCCGGGGGAAACCCCGGCACAATAACAACAATATGGCAAAGTACATTTTAGTTAAGAAAGTAAAGGGAAAGAAATACGAGTACCAAGTTATTGACGTCGATAGTAAAGCGATTGTTTCAAAAAGAACGTCCGCCCGTGAATATGTGGCGTGTACCGCCGACGGGTCGTTTTATTTTGGGCGTTTGGATTTAATCGGCAAAGGCGACCACGGCAAACGGTTGAGCCATACGGCGGAAATATTGGCGAACCCGGAAAAGGCATACAAAAAAATGGTTGCTTATTTCACGCCGGATTATCGTAAACAATGGATTGCCGAGAACCCCGCCGAACAATGGATTGCCCGCAACGTTGAGAGCGCAACAAAGGAAAAGGAAAGATTAAACGCAATTGCGTATTTGCAGTAATAACAAGCCGGGGGCGCAATCCCCCGGCATAATCATTTAGAGCGATGAATAAAACGAAACGTTACCGATTAAGTCAAGATATGTATAAGATAATCCAAAATGCAAACAGCGGGTTATTTTTGCTTTATACCCGGCACAATCCCGGCGATGTGTTAAACCTATTATTGGACGGCAACGATATTGGGTTGATGTGCCGAGTTGAGAGCCGACACGATTTATATTATAAGTTTTGCAAATTAATAACATTAAAAAAATAGAGTATGATAGTATTAAGTTTATTTGACGGTATGAGTTGCGGACAAATAGCACTCAATCAATTAGGAATCAAAATTGAAAAGTATTTTGCAGCGGAAATAAAGCCGCACGCAATAAAATGTACGCAACATAATTTCCCCGATACAATCCAAATTGGCGACGTGCGAAAAGTGAGTTATAAGGATGGGATTTTGACGACCGCCAATGGATGTTTTGACGTTGGAAAAATTGACTTGTTAATTGGTGGTTCACCATGCCAAGGTTTTAGTAGAGCAGGTAAGGAATTAAATTTTAATGACGAAAGAAGTAAGCTTTTTTTTGAATATGACAGAATTTTAAAAGAAGTGAACCCAGCTTATTTTTTGTTGGAAAACGTAGTTATGAGAAAAGAATATAGCGACATTATAACTGATATATTAGGTGTTACTCCTATAATGATTAATAGTGCTTTAGTATCTGCGCAAGAACGAAAAAGATTATATTGGACTAATATACAAGGAATAAAACAGCCTAAAGATAGAAATATATATCTATATGATATTGTTAATTTTAAGAGTGAAATTCCTTTAAAAGAAAATATTATTGACGAAATAAGCAAGTACACAAAAAGGGATTTTGATGTTTCAATTGATAAAAACGGAAATATCCGACCTCATAGAAAAGATAAGAGAAAATCAGGTATTAGCGAGATAGGCACATTAAGAAATCCTAATTGTAAAAGTGTTACAATCATCAAATCACATGCCCCGAAAACTTATAAAAGTCCATTTGAAATATACGAATTGAATAGAAACGAATGTGAGCAATTGCAAAATGTACCAATAAATTATACAATTCCAGTTTCCGAAAAACAGGCGAAAGATTTATTAGGCGATGGATGGACGGTTGAAGTTATAAAACATATATTTAAGAATATAATATAAAACAAATACCTATGCGATTTGCTTTAAGAAAACAAGAAAAGATAAAAGCATATTTTGAACCAAACGGGGACGAAATGTTGAACCGAATAAAAGAGAGTTTAACCCGGTATTTTTCCGCCGACCGTTCGGAGTTCCCGGAGGGGTTCCGGGATATTGAAAGCGATTATAACCAATCGCCGGGGGAACCGTACCCAACCATTGCGATAAACGACACCGGGAACCCGGAACGTATGATTGAGTTCTATGTTACCGGGAAACAATACGACGTTTACCATTTGGCATTTAAGGGATTTATAAAGGGTTAAGATTATGGAAGCGATAAAAAGGAAATGCGATAATTGCGGCAAAGAGTACAACGCCGATACCCGTAATTTGCGCCGGGGTTGGGGGCGTTGTTGTTGTAAGAGTTGCGCCGCCCAATTGAGGGAAAAGAAAAAGCCGGGATATAATCCGAAACGGGTTGCAATAAATAATGTCCGGCGTCAATGTTGGACGGATTGTCCGGAAACGGAGCGTTACCCGTTTAGTTATGACGGGGCGGATTTCGACCAATGGGGCGATTGTGAATTTGGAATACATGATTAAAAAGATAACCCCCGACGCAATGAAGTAACGCCGGGGGTTGGTACGCAGTAACCGAGAGCGATGTTTGAGGTTATGCGGTGCAACAAAATTAGTGTTTTTTATCTGTATTACAGCGTCCAACGTGAACAAATAAAATATTCAAAGGTTTTATTTTTGGTAATATAGATTTTATTTGTACTTTTGCAGAAACAAAAACCCACCGGGGGAGTACCCGGCAAAGATATGAGAATAAAAGAGAGCGATTTATTAAAACAATTGGCGACCGATAGCGGGAAAACAGCCAAACAAGTTTCCGAAATTGTCGTTTCGGAATTACTCAAAAACAAAGTTATTGAGGACACCCCGGAAAATTGGGGTGTTTCCGTTTTCGATGCAATAAACGAGGACGTAACCGAGGAACAAACCGCTAATTGTTATGCGGCAATTTCCGAGGCGTTGGGCGTGTATCTGAAACGGGTATATTTCATTGTCCCGGATTTGGATTTAATGGGTAACGACGATTGCCCGGAGTGCGGCGGCGAAATGGAAGTTACCGACGGCGAATATAAACAGACCGGAGGCGACGGATATATTACCCCGTATGAATATACCCCGATTTGGGAGGAAAGAACGTGTAAACATTGCGGACACGTTGAGAGCGACGAACCAAGTTATTAACAATTAATATTAAAATCATGGAAGTAAGATTAAGAGTAAACGAAGCGATTGCAAAGGCGCAAACCGCCGGAATTAAAGTTTATAAAAAAGAGGTTGCCGCCCGTTTATGGGAGGGACGCACCGAAAGCGCACAACAAGTTAATATGACTAGCTTATGTAACGGAACGACTAAACAGATACGCCCGGAATGGGTTGTTATCATTTGCGAAATGTGTAATTGTACCCCTAATTATTTGTTTGGCTATGAAGAATAACGGGTTACAATGGTTTGAACGCATGGCGGACGTTATGTTTTCCGATAGGTTCCAAGCGAAAGCGATTATTGCGACATTTGGAACGTTGGGCGTTGTTTGTCTGATTGGCGCATTTTGGAACCCGTGGCAATTGATGTTTGCGGGTATGTGTGCCGCAATGGTATTATGTGGATTTTCAGAATTAAAAAAGTGTAAGAAATGAGAGCGAACAAAAAGAAACCGGAAAACCCGGTACAAAAGACGGTCGAAAGTTTGGGAGCCGTTCCCGCCGACCAATTCCCGGAAATTACCGAGGAACAACAACAAATAATCCCCCCGTTTGAAGCGGTCGAGGTTGAGCAACCAACCGGAATATTTGAGATATTGCCGGGCATGACGGTTGAGGAAATGACGGCAATGTTTTTTGATGAAAAAACGTTGATTGAACCCCCGTATAAGGTTTGGCAATTGAATAGTAAGGGACACCGCTATTATTACCGATATGACGACAACGGGAACCCGGAGTTTTTCCCGTCGGTTACAACGATATTGTCCCAAACGTTACCCAAAGCCCCGCACTTAATACAATGGATTGCCAACAAAGGCATTGAGGAAGCGGAACGATATAAAGGCGAACGGGCGGCGTATGGTACGTTTATGCACGCCGCATTTGAGGAATTATTAATTAACCGGGCTTATGATTTGGACGGGTTAAAAGGCAAACTAAAAGAATATATTGAGGTTTACCGATTGCCGGACGACTTTATTTATTACGCCGACGATTTGAAAAAGGACGTATTGGCGTTTGCTCAATTCGTATTAGATTACGACGTGCGCCCGTTGGCGGTTGAAATTGCTTTAGTGCATCCGTATTACAAGTATGCCGGAATGATTGATTGCCCGTGTACCATGTTGGCAAAGATAGGCGGCGACGAACGTATTAACGCAATCGTCGATTTTAAGAGCGGACGCAAAGGATTTTACGAGGAAAGCGAAATACAATTAGGGATGTACCGGGATATGTGGAACGTCAATTTTGAACAATTCCCCGTTACCCGTATTTTCAATTTCAGCCCGAAAGATTGGCGCAAACGTCCGTCGTACAATTTGAAAGAACAAACGGATAGCCCCAATATACGGAAAATCCCGTATCTGTTAGAAATTGCAGCCATTGAGGACGAAAAGAAAGATAATACGTTTACGTCGGTTAATGGTATGGTTTTATTGGATAATGCACCCGATTTGACGCAAAACGTAATATCCTTATCGTTGGCGGAATTGATTAAAACGAAAGTCCCAAAGGAGGCAACCCCGGACGAAAACACGGACGCCGCCGAGAAAGTCAAGGCGGATGCACCGGAACCGGAAAAGGAGCCAAAGAAAACAACCATTGTTAAACGTGCGCCCAAAAAGGCAAAGGAGGCGGAAAAGAAAGCCGCCACGGGCAAAACGACCGCAAAGCGAGGTAATACCACGGAAAAGAAAGTAAAGCCCGCAAACGAGCCTAAAAAGCCCAAAAATGAAAGTAGAAAAAAGATGTTGAACGACGACCCCGAAATTTGAGATATGAAAGGAAGAATAAAGAGACCGGAGGCACAACAATCCCGTTTGATATTGCCCCGTGTAGGTCAAATAAAAATAGGCATGAAAAACGCCAACGGGTACCCGCAAAGCGTTGATTATTTCATACCAACGGGAAAGTATGCCGGGTTATTTACACAGGCATACGGCGAAAAGCCGCAAACAATACAAATTGTATTCCCGGACGACGACCCGGCAAAAGTATGTAACGAGCGTTACGAATACCGGGACGACGACGGGCGATTGATTGCGGCGGGCGATGGCGAAACGTTCCAAGTGTGGGACGGCAAAAAATATGAAGAATTGACGGTTACGCAATACCCAAATTTAATGGCGTCGATTGCCAAACGATACCCGAACCGGAAAAGCAAACAACCCGACGCCGACAGTTGGGAGGTTACATTAACGCTTAATTTCATTGTTCCGTTGGTGCGGGGTATTGCCGGGGTTTGGCAATTCGCAACAAAGGGTACAGCGTCCACAATTCCACAAATACGGGAAACGTTCGACGGTATGTTAGAGGAACGGGGATTTTGTAAAGGCATTATCTTTGATTTGAATGTACAATTTGCGACAACGCAAAAGCCGGGCGACCGTTCCCGTTTCCCCGTTGTGTCGTTGGTTCCCAATGAGAGTGCCGACAATGTTTTGAAAGTACGTAAGGCGTGGGAACCTGTAAAGCAATTGGATAATGAATAAAAAATGCTATATTTGCGTCGATAAAACAAACGACTACCACCGTTTGCAAAGTATTGCTAATTTATTTAGCGTAAAGCCCGTTTTCCGGTGTGTGGTAGCCCGGATTGCGGGCTTTTATATTTTATCATGGATTTTATTGTAAAGAACAAATGGATTAACGAATTACATTTGAAAGGTAATAAGTTAATGTTGTATGCAATGATACACGCCTATTGTATTAGATATGGCGAGTATTCAAAGGGTATTTTATATTTATCCAAATGTTTAGGGATAAATAAAAGCACTGTAATTGATTGCCTTAAATGGTTATGCGAAAAAGGATTGTTAATAAAATCAGTTCAGCCCGTAGCGGAACCGGATGTTTATAAAATATCAATATCATGAAATACACGATATTAATAAACCAATATGCCGCCGTTAATAGCGGTTTGGATTTAGATTTAATAGATTTGGCGATTTTTGATTTTATAAAAGATTTCGCCAATTGTGCAAGTTGCGTTAAGATGCACACCCTGGAGGGAATATATTTTTGGATTTCCCACAAGTTAATATTGGAAGCAATGCCGTTATTGAATATAAAGACAAGTCAAGGCATGATAAAGCGTATTGATAATTTGATTAAAGCCGGAATTTTACAAAAACATCCTAATTGCGAATTGTATAACAAAACTCTGTATTGTTTTGGTGAAAATTACGAGTTACTAACATTTACCGAAAAGGCAGCAAGGATATTAACCGGAGTTGATACCCCTAAACAAAAGTTGATGCCCCCCATAAACGAAAGTTTAGGGGTACCCATAAACGAAAGTTTAGGGTATAATAGTAATAATATAGATAATCCAATAAATGATAATGAGAATACCCCCAACAACAATGTTGTCGGGGAATTATTCCCAGAAGAACAAAAGGTTGAGGAACCAAAGGATAAAAAAACATTGTTCCGCAATTCCGAAGTTTATAAGATGGTTAAGTTTGAAAACGGCGTTGGCGTGGATTATTCCGAATTTGAAAGAAAGTTTGCGACCCCGGAATTTGAACGGGTTGATTTGGTTTATTATTTCCATTCTGTTAGTGATTGGAGCGACCAAAAGAATATGAAGCGTACAAAAAACGGTTGGTTGGCAACCGTCCGTAATTTCATACGGGGCGACGTTGAAAGAAAAAAGTTACATTTGAAACCCGAATATAAGAAGCCGACGGAACGTTTAAACGTTGCCGGGGCTATTGAGTATTTAAAAGACGATTATTAGTATGGAAACATTGCCCGAAAAGAAAAACAATTTGCCCGTTGCCCGTGAAAATGCCGTTGCAATTCTTTATAGCGGTACGGCAAAAGCAATCGACGTGCGCCGAGCTATGGTTGAATTGCCGGAGGTTGCCAAAGCGTTAACGACGGTTGAAAAATACATTTTTGCAGCGTCCACGAAAAAACAGATTGCCGAGATAGACGACGAAACGTTAATTGCAAAAACCGGGCAAATGTTCCGGTTTATTGCAATGGACGTGGGGTTTATCATTCCCACGGAAAACCGGGACGATTGGACGTATATTTGTACACGGTTATTGGATTTACTCAAACGCTATTATTCGCAATTAACATTGTCCGAGGTTAAATTAGCGTTTGAATTGCTGATTACCGGGGAATTAGACGACTATTTGCCAAAAGATAGGGACGGCAACGCCGAACGGAAACATTACCAACAATTCAACGCCGATTATTTCGCAAAGGTATTGAACGCATATTGCCGGAAACAAAACCAAGTTATCGGCAAAGCATATACAGCGTTGCCGGAACCGAAAAAGGAGTTAAGCCCGGAGCAAATCCGGTATTATCGCAATCAATCGGTTATGACTTGTTTTATGTGTTTTATGCGCTATAAATATACCGGGCGTTTAGTGTTTGGATTAACCGACGAAATGTTTGTTTATAATTGGTTGTTGGGCGTTGGGTTAGCGGATGAAGTGAAAGAAACCGAGGACGACCGGAAAGAAGCGTATAACCGATTTTTGGCACGTGCCGCCCGTGGGTTCGTTAATGAATTTACGGTTTATCACGTTCGTAAACAAGGAACCCAAAGCCCGGAAATTGATTATACAGCCTTTGAGGTTGCCCGGCGTAAAGAGATTAAACGGACGTTCGACCGAATGATTAAAGACGAAATTTATATCTATCATTATTTAAGTTTTGAAAAATGAAAAAAAGAGTTTCAGCAACAAAGTTGTACCGACTTTGGGAAAGTATAAAAGCCCGTTGTTATAATCCTAAAAGAAAGGATTATAACAATTATGGAGGTCGTGGAATAACTATTTGCAAAGAATGGTTTTGTTTTGATGCTTTCAAAAATTGGGCTTTAGAAAATGGATATAACCCCGGTTTAGAAATTGACCAGATAGATAACGACGGGATATATAGTCCGGAAAATTGCCGTTTTGTTACTCATTCGGAAAATAATAGAAATAGGCGAATACGCCGAGATAACACAACCGGATATAAGGGAGTAACCCGGCATAAACAAACCGGGAAATATAATTATGAAATTCAAATCGACGGAATACGATACAGAAAGAGCGGTTTTATAACTGCAAAGCAAGCGTATGACGAACGATTGATTAAGATTGAACAAATAAAAAAGATGTTATGAAAATAGATTGCATTATAGGCATAGACCCCGGAAGCAATGGGGGTATCGTGGTTTGGCGACCCAACCACAACGCAACGGCAATTAAGATGCCTAAAGACATTAACGAGATACGGGATTTTCTCAACTATTACAAAGAGATTTGCACGCCGATTATCTTTTTGGAAAAATTGAGCGTTCGCCCGGACGACGTAACGGTTGAGGATGCCGGGGCAAACATGGGTAAGTTGTACCGCATTCAAAAGATGTTGCAAAACTTTGAGCATTTGAAAGCTATTATAACCGTCGCCGAAATACCATTTGTTTTGGTTAATGCAATGAAATGGCAAAACGACCTTAAATTGCGTATCAAGGTCAAAGGGAAAAAGGAAGAAAAGGCAGACCGCAAACGACGGTTCCGGGATATTGCCGGGAAATTGTACCCGGAGATTACCCCGGCGTTGTGGAATGCGGACGCAACGTTAATTATGCACTTTGGACGGTTCATTTTGCAGAATAACCCCCGTTGGGTTTTGGAAAATTTGCCCCAACAAATGCACAACCGTTTATTTTAAGCTCGTAGGGACGTTTAATTATTCAAATGGTTACTTATATGGCAGACGAAACAAAAGCCCCGCAAATCGAAAATCCCGAAAAAATAACGGCAAAAGATTTGGCGGAAATGGTAAAACAGATGCGGCACAACCAACGACGTTATCAACGGAACCCAACCCCGGAAAAATTGGCAACGTTGGAAAGTTGGGAACGCAAAGTTGATGCGGTCGTTGCTGTATTGACCGATACACAAATGAAATTGTTTTGATAATGGACGAAATGGATTATATCTATTTAGGCGACCGATTGACCCGCCCGGAATTGCGACGTATGCCGTGCCGGGCGGTTCGTCGTTCCGATGGTAAATGTATAAGAGGGCGCAACGGTAATATGTTAGTTGAGTTTGGCGGCGTGGGTAAATGCGTTGTTTTGGGGCGATTATTGCGGAAAATAAAAAAATAGCCGAAAATAAAAGATAAAAGTTTTGGTAATATAAAAACTATACGTATATTTGCGGCATGATAATAACACGACCGGGCGTTTTCCCGGTAACTATAAAAACAAAATAGTATGAGAGCGAAAACAAGTATTTACGATTTTAGTTTTATTCCAAGCGGTTACGGACATTATAAAGTAACTTATACGTCCCCCGTTACCGGGAAACAATGGACGGCAACAACAAACGATATGCCGTTAATTGACGCAACAAAGAACGCCGACGAACCCAAACGCCGGGATTTAGAAACACTTAAAAGAGTTTGCAAAAATGGATAAGGACGAATTGGGAGCCGTGCGGCACGCAATGACGGCAAAAGAGTTGGACGACCTATATAAGCGATTGGAAAACTTTATTGCTGATTGTACCCGGTTAGAGGTTGACGCCAACCGGGATGCACTTAATAAAGTGCAAACCATGATACACCAAAGAATGAGATTAACAAAATAGTAATAACCGCCGGGGGGAACCCCGGCATAAACAATTAGAGCGATGTATATTAAGAAATTGGAATTGTTGAATTTTCAAGTTATCAAAGAGTTCAACGCAGATTTTGAGGGTAATGTATATTTCATTACCGGGGACAACGAGTTAGGCAAATCAACCCTATTAAAAGCAATCGGCGCAATGTTGACCGGGAACCGGGATGCCGTGTTGAAAAATGGAGAGGACAAAGGATTTGCAAAAATGGTAGTAGGTAACGACGGCGAAAATTACGAAGTCGAATTAAAGTTTACCAAAGCCAACCCACGTGGGACGTTATCCATAAAATCACAAACAACCGGGATGCGTTCGGATAACGTTTCAATGTTGCAAAAGATTTTCGGCTACCAAGATTTTGACGCCGTGGAGTTTTCCCGTTGGAGTGAAACCGCCGAGGGACGCCGCAAACAAATTGAGGTTGTAAAGGCTTTGTTGCCGGAAAAGGTGCGCACCCGAATTGCAGAAATTGACGCCGAGGTTACGACCGTTAAGGACAAACGAAAGGACGCCAACGCCGAGGTTAAGACGTACACAACCATTTGCGCAAACGCTGAAAAGCAATTGAAACCCGGCGACGTCAAAACGTATGCCGAGAAAAAGGATATTACGGCGTTGATGGAAGAGCAAAACGAAAATGCCCGGTTGATTGAGAAAGCGAAAACGGTACGCCAAGCCCGGCAACAAAGGATTGAACAATTGGAGGCAATCCCCGGACGAATTAAAGAGGCGGAAGAAACCCGAAAAAGTAATATTAAGGCAATCGACGACAAATTAGCCGCCGAGGAAAAAGAAGTTGCCCGGATAATTGCCGAGGCAAACGCCCGGTTGGAAAAAGCCAAAGAAGATGCGAAAGCCAACAAAAAAGCCATTGAAAACGATTATAAGGAAACGTTGCAAGTTATCGTAAATGACAAATCGGAGTTTGTGAAACGTAAAGCGAATGCCGACAAATGGTTAGAGGAATACGAAGCCAATAACCCGGAACAATTAGACACGGCGGAACAACTCAAAAAAGCCGAGGAACACAACCGTATCAATGCGTTGGTTGTGGATTACATGGCAAAAAAGAAACAAAAGGAAGCCGCCGAGAAAACCGCCCGCACGTTTGAGGACAAATTAGGCGCATTGGCAAAGGAAAGGGAAACACTTATTGCAACGTCCAAATTGCCGATTGCCGGGCTTTCGTTCACGGACGACGGGTTAGAATTAAACGGCGTGCCGTTCGTTGCCGGGAAAGTGTCAGATAGTCAAATTATGGAGGTTGCCGCCAAACTGATTATCGCAAGCAATCCGACGGTTAAGGTGTTCCGCATTGCGAGGGGCGAAAGTTTAGGCGAAAAGCGTTTGCAGGCGATTATAGACATTGCAAAGGCAAACGGTTTTCAAGGCTTTATAGAGGAAGTAAAGCGGGGACAAACCGATTTAGTAGTTGAGGAATACACGGAAAACTAATAATAACCGGGGGCGGGCTTTCCGTCCCCTTAAAATCTAAAACAATGGCATATACATTGAACGATAATTTGAAACGTTGGGCGGAACAATACGAAACCGCCGAGTTTATCCAATCCGACCCGGTGCAAATCCCGCACCGTTACGATAGCCGGGTAAATATTGAGATTAGCGCATTTGTTACGGCGTGGATTGCGTGGGGTTCCCGCAAACAGATAATCCAAAAGGCGGATTTTATCGACCGGGAAATTTTCAAGGGTGCGCCGTATCATTACATTGTTGGAACCGATACGCAGGGAGCCGCCCCGGAATGGAAGCAATACAAAGGCAGTAAAGAGAATTTTTATAGAACGTTTACATACGCCGATTTCCACGACCTTTGCGCCCGCTTGTTTGACGTATATAGTAAGTTTGAGAACATGGAAAAGGCATTGCAAGCGCAACCGGGCGGGCGTCCGTTGGAACAATTGCAACGTCTTTTCGGCGATGTTAAGGGCGTGCCGGATATGGAAACGAAAAGCGGTTGCAAACGCTTATGTATGTTTTTGCGTTGGATGTGCCGCCACGGTTCCCCGGTTGACTTTGGATTGTGGACGATTTGCGACCCCCGTAATTTAATCATTCCATTAGATACCCACGTACATAAACAGGCATTGCGGTTGGGGCTTGTAAAACGTCGGACGCCGGATTTGCAAACAGCCATTGAGATAACCGACCGTTTCGCCGAGATATTCCCGGACGACCCAACAAAGGGGGATTTTGCGTTGTTCGGTTATGGAGTGAATAACGGTAAGGTTGCACCCGTTACGACGGAACCGGAGCCGGAAAAAGAACAACCAACCGCCGTGGCTGATTTGTCAATTGCCGACGTTCTGAAAATGCGGTTGTTTTATGACAACGCCGCCGCCGAGGTTCGGGAAATATGGGAAAGTCGGGAAAAAGCCCGCAAAGCATTGAAAGCAACCGAGCGTTTGAAAGCACACCCAATCGACGGGTTGCACAATGCCGGATTGTTGGAGCCGGGCGAATTTGTTGCTGCATTTGCAAAAGTATTGGATAAGTGGGAAACGAAGTTATCACGGGCGGAACGGGACGTTATCCATACAATCGGAATGACAGCGTTTAATAAGACAATGAAAAAATTAATAGCCGATGAAAAAGCGAGAAATAACAGCAACGGGGACAATAAACAATAACGGCGGGTTGGCAATGTACATGGGGGAATTAAACGAGTTTTTCAAGAGTTGGAAAGGTTCCCGCATTATTGCCCGGTTTATTGTAGCGTCCCACGGTTCGTCCGAGGCTTTGAAAGGGTATTATTTCAACTATGTTGTACCGACGTTTAAGCACGCAATTTGGGAGGCGGGCGAACGTCTTACAGAGGAACAAACCGAACGACGTTTGAGGGAATTTTCCCCTATTATGTACGTTGAACGGGTCAACGAGGAAACGGGGGTATATTCCCACGATTTGCGCACCGTGGCGGATTTGTCGAACGCCGAGTTAATCGAACATATCGAAACGCTCAAACAGATAGCCGCCGAGGAATACAATACATTTATTGACGACCCCCGAACGTTGTAGGTATGTTTTGCAAGTGTAACGGAAAGTGGAAAAATTACCCGTTGGCGGGTTGGCGGATTATCCGCCACGAATACACGCCAAAGCATTACAGCCGGATAAAGTGTTTGCGGTGCGGGTGCGTTTGGATTACACGGGCAAAATATGTTGAACAAACCCCCAACGAGGACGGGCAAAAAAGACTTTTTTAGTATGGAATTAAACGACAAATCCCCGATGCCGCAAGGTAAATTTAAGGGGCAGCCGATGGAAAACGTACCGTATTGGCATTTGCTTTGGTTGGACGGAAAACCGTTTTGTAACCGGGACGTCCAAAAGTATATAGACGAAAACCGGGACGTTTTGGAATTGGAAAAAAAGCGGGATAAATACCGCAATGAGAGCGAAAACAGTAATTAACGATTTAATATTTAAGGTTATGCAAAAAATTGATTTGAAAGATGTTTGTTTCTTTGATTGTGAAACAACCGGGGTTCCGGCAAAGGGTTTGAAATGGGATGCGGATTTTGAGCAATTCCCGCACGTCGTCCAATTGGCGTGGTCGTTGGGCGATAAGGAAAAAAGTTATATTATCAAACCCGATAATTACGAGATACCCCCGGAAACAACCGCAATTCATGGTATAACAACCGAACGGGCAATTGCCGAGGGCGTGCCGTTTGCCGAGGTTGTGGACGAATTTTTAGCGGATGCCAACGCCGCCCCGCTTGTATGTGCGCACAACATTTACTTTGATAGTTCAATGTTAAAAGCAAACGTTTTGCGCTATTGTGGACGGGAATATTACGACGCACACGTTGAGGACGCATTACATAAGGGCAAACGCATTGATACAATGATGAAAACGATTAAGTTTGTCGGCGCATTGTATTCAAACGGGCGACTGGGAAAATATCCAAAATTAGAGGAATTATATAGTAAGTTATTCCCCGGCGAAACATTCCCGGCGCATGACGCATTAGAGGACATAAGGGCATTGCGCCGTTGCGTCCCGGAATTGGTTAATTTGGGGATTATTGAGTTAGCGCAAAAGGAATACCCGGCGGAACAACTCAAAGCCCAATTTGAGCCGGAAAAGCCCAAAGGCGGGCGCAATATTGAGTTTCACGACCCCAACCCGGTAACGGAACCAATCGGAACCGGGGAACCCGTCCCGGAACCAACCCCGGAACCGGAACGCCCGGCGGTTCCGTCGAATAGTAAAACACGGGAATTGTTGGACGAAAACGATTTTTAACATGATAGTATTAAGTTTATTTGACGGTATGAGTTGCGGGCAAATAGCACTCAATCAATTAGGGTTCAAAATTGAAAAGTATTTTGCGTCTGAAATTAAACCACACGCAATAAAATGTACGCAACATAATTTCCCCGATACAATCCAAATTGGCAACGTGCGAAAAGTGAGTTATAAGGATGGGATTTTGACGACCGCCAACGGATGTTTTGAAGTTGGGAAAATTGATTTGTTAATTGGCGGGTCGCCGTGTCAAGATTTGAGCATTTTAATGCGTAACCGTGAGGGGCTGGAGGGTAAAAAAAGTTCGTTGTTTAATGAGTGGTTGAGAATGAGACAGGAAACGAACCCCCGTAATTTCATGTTGGAAAACGTGGCGTCTATGAGTGTCGAAAATAAAAACAAAATCGACGAATTATTGGGCGTAACGGGTATATTCATAAATTCATCATTATTTTCTGCTCAAATACGAAAACGGTATTATTGGACTAACTTAAATGTTGATTTAGAAATTGAGGACAAAGGGGTTGAATTGCAAAGCATATTAGAAAGCGGATATACAGACCGCAAAAAAAGCGTCTGTATTGTTCGTAATTATGCAGGAAGCGTTCAAAGTTCAAACAAAGAATCATTTATTAGGATGTGCAACGAACGTTCAAAAAAGGGTTTTTTGACGGTTGTATTTGAGGAAAAAGGCAATCCAAATTCGGTGCGATTATTTACGCAAACAGAATTAGAGCGATTACAGACCGTCCCCGTTGGATATACAAGTTGCGTAACATACCAAGAGGCGGCGGATTTAATTGGCGACGGTTGGAATATTGAAACGGTAAAACACATATTGAAAAATTTATAAAAACCGAGCCGGGCGGGTTCCCGGCAACAATCAAATAATTGCAATTATATGAGTACAGAAAAAAAAGACGGTAACAATGTAATGTTGATACCAAGCGAAAAGGCGTTTGCATTGTCAAAGGTCAAAACATTAAAGGACGGCGGGTTAGATGTGCATTATGAAGTTACCGAAACAATCGGCAATGAGAGTTACACGAACAAATACCACGTCGAAAGTGCAAAGGACATACACCCGGATTTGCGGGATTGTTTCGACCGTTTGCGCCCAATCATGGGACGGATTTTTAATATTACGTCCTTTCTTTCAATGGTTGAAACGTCCGATTTCAAAGCAACCAAAAAGCAAAGCGAGTTATCACGGGATTTTGCCGACGAAATGTTGAAAAATATAGAGGTTCGGGGCGTGTCCTTTTCCGGTCAAGACGATAACGTAGGGGTTGTTTTAACCGGGTTGTTTACCGTGTCTAACAATCAGAAAACCGCAATCAATTCGCCCCGCCTTAAATTCAATACGGAAACGTTCGGGTTTGAGGAAGAATTAGAAGAAATTGCCGCCGACATTGAAACCGAGGTTTACGCATTTCTTTTCAAGGGCAAAAAGGCGCAATTGGAGTTGTTCGGGGCTGATGGCGAACCCGCACCCGGATTGAATGCCGAAAAGGTAGAGGATAACGGATTGTTCCCGGATATTAACGACCCGGCGGACGACCCAGAACCGAACGACGAAACGGCGGAAATGTAAGAGTATGGAACCGTATTTGTTGACAGACCGGGACGAATACAATTATTGCATCCAAAGGGGGTATAATCCCCTTTTGGATTTGCGTAACTTTAAAATGGATATTCGTTTGAGGGTTGAGATACAACGGGAATTGTTCGGACATTGTGTTTTCGGGCGTGGTGCAAATATCATGGCGGCAAATGAACGGTTTTTCCGTTGGGTTTGGGAACATAAGCCGCACCGATGCGAGGAATGTTTAAAGCCATTGCGGAATTATTCCGCCGTGTATTGTTCCCACATTTTGACCCGTGGAGCATTCCCGGAGGCGGCACACGATGCAAGGAATATAAATATACTTTGCTTAGAACACCACAACGAATGGGAAAACGGCAATAAAACCAAAATGCGTATTTACCCCGGAAATGTGAAAATAATAGAGTTAATTAAAAATGAATATGGAAGTTTGGAAAGAGATAGACGGTTATAACCAACGTTACGAGGTTAGCAATTACGGGCGGGTTCGTTCTAAAGATATGGTTGTAAATGGACGGTTACAGAATTGCCACAAAATAAAAGGGCGAATATTGAAACCGCACACGGATAAAGAGGGATATAAGGGCGTTGTACTCTGTATTAATCAAAAACGAAAAACGTTTCGATTACATAGATTAGTTGCGGCGGCTTTCATTCCGAACCCGGACAATTTGCCGGAAATTGACCATATCGACGGCAACCGAGCCAATAACGATGCGACTAATTTACGTTGGAGTACCCGCAAACAAAATTCCAATAATCCAATAACCCGCAAACGGGTTGCATTGTCTAAAATGGGACAATTGAACCCACAATATAAAGGCGAATGAGAACAAAAAAGAGAACCCCCGATTTTGGGGCAATTTCCCGGTCGTCAATCAAAAAAGACTTTCAGAGGGTACAAAGATACCCCGCCGAGGAAAAACGCCCGCAAATCGAAGAATTGCCAAAAATAAACGCCGAACGTCGCATTATTCATATATCCGAGGTTAGCGGGTACGCCAAATTTGCCCGTTATATTGTTGGTAAATTGGTACGACTGAAAGAAAAAGCGAACGTTGGCGGCAATTCATGGTATTGCGAGTTTGTATACGACGACGACCGGAAAGCCTTAAACATGGCGGCGGGTTGGTCTGATAATAAGAAATTGTATTTGTTGGATGGTATTAAATTCAAATAATTATGAGTGTAAACAAGGTTACATTATTGGGAAATACGGGCAAAGCCCCGGATTTTAAAGAGTTCGACAACGGCGGTTGCGTTGCAACAATCACTTTGGCGACAACGAAACGAGGTTTTGCTACAAAGGACGGGCGACAAATCCCGGAGCGTACCGAATGGCATAATATAGTATTGCAAAACGGTTTAGCGAAAGTTGCCAATCAGTACGTTAAAAAGGGCGATAAACTTTATATTGAGGGGGAATTAAGAACCCGGAGTTATGACGATGCGCAAGGCGTGAAACGGTATATTACCGAGATTGTCGCAACCGATATGGAAATGTTGACGCCAAAAGGAACCGGAGCCGGAACGCAAGCCCCGCCGCCGCCCGTGCCGGATGCACCCGCCCCCGACGGAACCGACGATTTACCGTTTTAATCTGTTTTAGTATGGGAGCGATAAACGGACGGGTTATTTACAGCCCAAAAGGAAAAGCCGGGGAATATGCCGAGAACGCCGCCAATTTTTACGTTGGTTGTTCCAACGGATGCACGTATTGTTATTTGCGCAAAGGGAGGGGCGCAAAAGTGTTGGGAGGCAATACCCCGGAATTGAAAAAGACGTTACGAGAATATCCATACGCATTGGATATATTTACGAATGAGTTGTTGAAGCATAAGGACGAATTGCAAAAAACGGGGTTATTCTTTTCGTTTACGACCGACCCGTTATTGCCGGAAACGCAACGGTTGACCCGTCAAGCAATCGGCGTTTGTCAACGCCACGGCGTCCCGGTTAAAGTGTTGAGCAAATGCGCCGAGGGTATCAATATTTTAATCGACTTTGCCGAGGCGTCCGAGGGTTGGGATAAATCCCGCATTGCCATTGGTTCCACGTTGACCGGGTGCGACGAATTGGAACCAAAAGCAAGCCCAAACCGGATGCGTATAAACGCATTGGCACGGGCAAAACGCCACGGGTTCCGTACCTTTGCAAGCGTTGAACCAATCCCCGTGGGAATGTTTGACCGGGCGTTTTCTGTAATTGCTTTGTCGTACCCCTTTGTTGACTTGTTTAAGATTGGATTGCAAAGCGGTTGCAGATATACCAAGCGGGAAACATTGACGTTTTACAACGACGTGTTCGACTATTGGGAGGCGCACCCGGACAAAACGCCCCGGATATATTGGAAAGATAGTTTTATAAGAGTGTCCGGGATTGAGCGGGAAACATTGCCCGGTTATTGTGTCCCGGCTAATTATAATTTATTCGACAATGGCAGAACATGAAGTTACAGAAACAACGACCCGTAAAATATACGTTTACCCATGCGTTAAATGCGGTTGCGATGATATAGAAATATATAATTGCGGTTATAGTTCATTTAATTGTGCCGGGGGTAAATGTAAAAAATGCGGGCATAAAATCGAAACGGGCGCAAGTTGGAACGCCAAAAATAGCGAGTTAATCAAAGCATGGAACCGGGGTAATAATCCCGATGTTTTGATTGAACAATTGGAAAAGGATAAACAAGCAATCGCCGAGGAAATAAAGCGTTTGCGAAAAATTAAAAGGAGGTTGCAAAATGCAGTATAACAACAAAGATTATAAACCGAAATTGCACGACCGTTGGCGTGCATTAACCGTTAAAAATCCGTATGCAACGCAGTTGGTAACGGCGGCGTATGAGGACAACGGGATTGTTTACGGCGAAAAATGTATTGAGGTACGAAGCAAAAACACGCCATACCGGGGCGATTTAATGGTTTGTTCGTCCGCTAATCCCGTAATTCCGGGATATGAAAACGGGGTAACGTTGGGATTGGTTGAGTTGTACGACGTTAAGCCCGTCGCCGATTTCACCCCCGAAGATTGGGAAAATACCCGCATACCGCCCGAAAAACGTAAGTCAATAACAAAGGGGTTCGGTTGGATGATGCGGAACCCCCGCCGGGTTGTTGAGTTTCCAATTAAGGGGCAATTGGGTATTTACAATTTAGTGTACACAAAGGGAGTAATAACCGAATACCCACGGGCGTTGGTAGTTGACAAAGAGAGTTACGAATTATTAAACAGAAAAGACAATGAGTAAAAAGCAAATCGGAATTATCCCGAACAATGGCGACGTTCATACGGCGCAAATTGGGGTTCATATCGGACGGGTTGGCGTTTGCGTGTACGTCCGGGAATATTGGAAATATAAGAGTTGGTTTGTTGTTCCCGGCGTGTCCGTGGATGCGGTCAACGGTTACGACCGTTACGTTGACATTGAGGCGAAAATATTGTTTGTCGGCATTGGCATACGGTTTATATGGATTAAAAGAAATGTAAAACGATGAAAGCAAAGATTTTATTGTTATCTTTGGCAACGCTTTTGTTGGGGGCGTGTCAAAGCGAGAACGAACCAACGGAAACATTTTATTTACTACAAAAATCCGAGAGCATGGAAGAAAGAAACGAGTTTGTAACGAATACCACGGCGGCAATGATACAGATAAACGCCCCCCGGTATAATTGCGAGATTGTCGAAACCGCATTAGCGGGCGGCGATAGGGTACGAATTTGCGTAAAAGGCGCAAAGGAAGATTTGGACGCATTGTTTGACTATGTAAACGAAGCGGGCAAAGAATGAGAGTAAAGCAACCCGAACCGTTCGACCCAAATAGAGAATACAGCCCCGGCGAACGTTGCGTTTACCGGGGTATGGTATTGATTGCCGAGATATGGACGGCGGCGGATGCACGATTAGCCAACAACAGCACTGTAATGTTTGCGCAACGTTGCGTTCGCTGCAAAATCAAAAGGGAAGATTGCCCCGGAATTGGTAGGCAATGCGATAAATTCCATAGGAGCGACCGGAAAACGATTTATTGGCGTTTGTTGCGTATCGTCGGGGGATTTAAGGGCGTCGAAACATTGGAATTTAATTATAACGGAAAAATTGCTGGGGTTAAAGCCGCCCCGGATAGTAATAACAAATAAATTTTTAGAGCGATGAACAAACAAGTATTAAGCCCCTTTGATTGCGATATGTGCGCAATGATTGAGGACATAACAAAACAAGAAATTGAGGTTACGGCGTCCGATACTTCAATACGTTTGAGTTGGGCGCAAAATGGTAGTGAGGGAAACGATAAACCGGAGGCACAAAGGATTGAGGCATTAAAACAAGCAATCCGGGGACGATTGGGCGACCGTTTTATTGAGTTCTTTTACGCCGATGGTATGCAGTCGGTTTATATGAAGTACGACCCGGAGGAATACCCGGAGGAAATGCGCACCCGATTAAGCGACCCGGACGCCACGGCGGGAACCCGGTATTGTCGTATCTTGTTAGAGGTTGACGCAATCCAATTTCGCCGGGACAACGTGGACGACGTGTTGAGGTTTACCGGAGGCGGAACGGTTACGACGCCCCGCACCCCGGACGGCAAAGCAATGTTTTCTTTTCCCGATGGCAACGGCATATTCGTTGACGTGCCGGAAAGTTGGTATATTATCCGGGAATTGAACGGACGATTTACCGCACGCCCGGAAAAGGATTTCAAACGAGAATTTGAACCCAAAGGAACCCCCGCCGAAACGAGTAAATCCGAGCCGAACAAAGGTTGCGGCGATTGTTCCAATTTCACGTATGAGGACGTAAACGGGAACGGTTATTGCGAGGCGTTCAAATCTGAACAAAGGTGCGGGAATTACCGTTGCCAAGAATATAAACCGAAAGGAGGGCGCAACAATGAAAGATAATTGCAAGAACCCCCGTATGATGTTTGCTAATCCTAACATTTGCCTTATTTGGGATGAAAGATTAAGAGAATGGCGACACACAACCGCCAACCGGATATTATCCGGGTTAATGGGTAATTACCAAAATGCGAAAGGAGGCGAACAATGAGTTACGAGATAAAGCGCACCGACACCGAGATTGACGAACAATTGAATAAAGCCGCCGACGGCATAAACGACGGTTCCCAATATCCCGGTATGAGTTACGAGGACGGAATACAACAATTTTGGCTTTGGGTAACGGGGGAAACGAACGAAAAACCATTTGAAGAATGAAACATTGTAATTGCAAAAGTCCCTATTGTAAGACATGCGAGAACAAACGCATTGTTGAAACCGGGGTAAAAATGATAATCGAATTGAACGCCCAAAGCGTCGATTTGAGAGAAAAAGCAAAACGCCCCAATTGAGCAAATAACCCCGGAAACAAACGCCGGGGTTTTGCCGTTTATATACATGAGATAACAAAGGTTTGGCAATGCCCCGGAAAACCCGTAAATTTGCCCCGTGGTTAAAAGATAACCATTAAGACAATAAAAGTATTGAGTTAATAACAAAAGCCTCTTAAAATGGAAATTCCCCGCAAATAACTTGTAAAGGGTAAACACGTTTTAAGGAGGGACGGGATAAGAAAAGACATAGAGAGCCGGAAAGGAACCAAAGGGAGAAAGGGATAAAGGAACCGAGGAACCAAAAGGGCAATAAAGCAAAAAGGCGCAAAGGTCGATTTTTTACCCCGTTTGAACATTAAAAGAGGTTGAAAGATGGAAAAATTGAAAACGGGTAATAAGAACCGGAAACCCGCCGGATATAACAAGCGTACCGAGGAACAACGGGCGTATGATATTGCGTATTGTTCCAATCTGTTTTTACGTGGTTATACTTATCGGGAAATAACCGAGGCATTAAACCGGGATTTGTCCGACCGGGGCGTTGGTTATACAATCACTTTGTCAATGGTTTATTACGACTTGCAACAAACGCTTATCGAATGGAAGCGGGAACGGTTGGATAATATAGACGATTACGTTACGCAGGAATTGCGCAAATTGGATGCAATGGAGGTGCAAGCATGGGAGGCGTGGGAGGCGTCGAAAACGGGAAAGATGCGCACCAAAGAGAAAACCAACAAAGGGCGACCAATCAAAACCGATGCCGAGGACGCCGACCCGGAATATTACGGGTACAATGAAACCGCAACCGAAACGTCCGCCGGGAACCCCCGGTTTTTGGATTTGCTTTTGAATATTCAGCAACGCCGGGCAAAGATGTTAGGGTTTGACGCACCCGTTAAAATTGAGATACCCGGATATAACGCCACGACCGACGACGATAAACCAAAGTACGACGTTAAGGCAATCCCGGACGATATGTTGTTTGCTTTGGCTGATAAATTGCAGTCCGCCGAATATCAAAAGGCATTGTTGGAGAAAGGAGGGGCGCAATAATGGCAAAGAGAACAACCGCACCCCGTCCCGGAACAATCCAACCGGAATGGACGAAACACATTTGCGACGATTGCGGGCATGGTAGTTGGGTAAATTCGCATAGTAATTTAGATTGGGAGGGGAAACCGATTTGTTTAACGTGTCCGTTTGAGAAATGGCACATTATCCGGGGGCGTAAGGCGTGCGCCAATTGGACGAAAAGAAAGGAGGCAAAGCAATGAACAACGAACAATTATTGCAGATGTACGACGCAATCCGGCGACAACCGGATTTGCTTGTTAAAGCCGCCGCCCGTAAACGATTAATCAACTTTGCCCGGTATATGCAACCGGATTTAGTATTAGAGCCGTTCCACGTCGTTTATTATACGTTGTTGGATATGTTCGCCCACGGCAAAATACGAAAGATGATTGTACAACAACCGCCGCAACATGGTAAATCGGAGGGGTCGAGTAGAAAGTTACCCGCATTTATGGAGGGATTGAACCCCGATTTAAAAATTGTGATAGGTTCATACGCCGCCACGATTGCACGGGATTTCAACCGGGACGTACAACGTATAATCGACACGCCCCGGTATCGTGAATTGTTCCCCGGTACGTATCTAAATGGGTCGAACGTCGTAACGATGGCAAACACGTATTTACGCAATTCGGACGTTATCGAAATGGTAGGGCGTAAGGGGTCGTTGCGTGTTGTGGGGCGTGGCGGTTCGTTGACCTCAAAAACCGTGGACGTGTCGATATTGGACGACGTTTATAAGGATTACGCCGAGGGTAACAGCCCGATAGTGCGGGCGGCGGCGTGGAAATGGTACACAACCGTTGTTCGTACCCGCTTACATAACGATTCGCAGGAATTAATAGTATTTACCCGATGGCACGACGACGATTTGATAGGACGCATTGAAAAGAGCGGGGAAATAATCATTGATGTAACCCGTTGGGCTGATTTGGATAATATACCGCCGGGGGCGTGGGTACGCATAAACTTTGAGGCGTTGAAAACCGGGGAACCGACCGAGATAGACCCCCGCCCGGTTGGGGCTGCATTATGGGAGGGACGGCACAACCGTATGAAGTTGGAAGCGCAAAAGGCATTAGACCCGGTACAATTTCAATGCCTATATCAAGGGAACCCCGGTTCCGCCGAGGGGCGATTATATCAGCCTTTCAAAACGTGGGTTGAAAAATCCGATTACGGCACGTATATACGTTCCGGCGCATACATTGACGTTGCCGATGAGGGCGACGACCTTTTGTTTGGTGCAACGTATGACGTCTATAAATCCGATAACATGGTTTTCAATGAAAAGACAAAACGGATGGAGCCGTTATTATTCGCCCTAATTACCGATATGGAAATGACGGACGAAAACACGGACGTAACAACCGTAACCGTTCCGGCAATGATAAACCGCAACGGCACGCAAAAAGCATGGGTTGAGAGTAACAACGGCGGTGCGGGTTTTGAAAAGGTTATCAAAAAGAAAGTCCGGGCGATTACCGACCCGTTTTATCAAGGGGGTAACAAGGAAAGCCGGATAATCACTAATTCCGCAATGGTAAACCAACATATAATTATGCCGTTCGGATGGGAAACCCGGTATAAAGCCGTTTACGACCATGTTACAACCTTTTTACGTAATTTCGATGCTAACACGCACGACGACCCGGAGGACGGATTAACCGGGATTTACGAAAAAGAGATTGCCGACGGTAATATACAGCCATACGCACACGCCAACCGAGGCGTTAAACGTCGTAACTAACAATTTAATTGATATATGCAAGTTTATAACGGAAAAAGTTTATAACTTTGCAACGTAGAAGTAATACAGAGGGCAAAGGGACAGCCCAACGAGGTAACAAATGTAATTTTTAACGTTAAAATTTTAAGAGTATGATTACTTGTAAGTGTCCGGCGGCGGCTTCATTGCCCGATATTCCCGCCGTTAAATGTGCCGAAAGTTTCGGGCAAATCCAAAAGGTAGCATTTCAACGTCTAACCAAAGACGATGGAAGCAAAAACAGTTTTACGAGCGAAAAGGCAATTACTTTGCTTGCTTCATGGACGTCTTTGTTGGCGGCGGCTGATAGTACAAAGATTGTTGTTTCCCCGTATATCCAAGCCCCGACCAACGAAGCCGGAGCCGCCCGAACCTTTGGCGGCGGTAACGAAACATTGGGAGGCGTTGAGGAAATTATAGGGCGTGAACCTAATCCGTTCACGGGCGTAATGCGTAAAATCCCCCAATCGGTAATTAAGGCGATGAAAGAATTGCAATGCGAAAGTTGGGCGGATAATTTGGGCGTTTATCTGTTTGACGAAAACGGAAGTATTGAAGCCATTCAAGACGAAACGACCCCGACAACGTATTATCCTATTCCAATTCGTTCTTTGTTCATTGGGGACAAAACGCATGGCGGATTAGAAGCCCCGGACAGCAACGCAATACAATGGGCGTTTTTGCCGAACTATTCGGACGACCTCACAATTATTGCCCCGGATTTCAACCCGCTAACCGATTTGAAACCCGCAAACGGTTGACGATATGGCGGCAAAGGTTACAAAGGTTAAATTAGTTTGTCCGCCGCATGGTTTAACCGAGGAATTGGAGATTAAGCACGCCGAACGGTTGTTGCGGATGCCAAACAACGGCGGTTGGCAGTTACCTAAAGACAGCGATTTTAAATTTACCAACGACAATGGGATTGAGTATAGACGAAATAAAAAAACGGATAACGGAGCCGAAAAAGCGTAAGACGATAAACAAAGCCGTTTATCATCAACAACGCATTAATTTTCACGCCCGTACCCGCATTACGTCGTTTGACATTTGCCAACCGATTACGGACTTTATGGCATTTGTTTCTAACCTATTGCCGCATGATAAGTTTAAGATGTTCAAAACATTGTTCCGTTACCCCGTTAAGACAAACGAGGTAACGGGCGTTTGTTTTGATAAGTTGAGCCGGATTTTTGACGGTCGTAACCCGGCGTTCAATTATCAGTTCCAAAACCCGGAACAAAGGGACGATTGGGAGTATTACCGACAAGACGTATTACACGAGCCGGAAATTTGGAGTACAAAAGGATGGGAGTTTTTCCAAACCGAAATAAATAGCGTTCTAATTGTCGATATGCCGAGCGAACAAAACCCCGCCGACAAATACCCGCAACCGTATTTCTATTGGTTGCCTATTGCATCCGTGATTGATTACAGAGCCAATCCGACGACGGGGGTAATGGATTATATCATATTTAGGCAGGACGGCGAACGTATCGCAGTAATTGACGACGAACGTTATAGAGTTTTCAAAGAGGACAAAAACCACAATATCGGCGAATTGCTGATTGATAACCCGCACGACGTCGGTTATTGTCCCGCCCGTTTCTTTTGGAATGAACCGTTGAGTTTATCGGAACCCGACGTTAAGCAATCCCCGCTAACCAAGCAATTGGAGGCGTTGGATTGGTTTTTGTTTTACCATATCAGTAAGCGACATTTGGATTTATACGGAGCATATCCGATATATTCCGGTTACGAACAATCATGCGATTTTAGTAACGGAGAAAATGGCGATTATTGCGACGGTGGGTTTTTGAAAGACAAACAAGGGTTTTACAGATTGGACGCCGCCGGGCTTTTGATGCGTTGCCCTAAATGCGGGGATAGTCGTATTAATGGCGTCGGTTCGTTCGTTGAAATACCAATACCGGACGGGGATAAACAACCCGATTTGCGTAACCCGGTGCAAATGCTAACCGTTGACCGTGGTAGTTTGGATTATAACGTTGAGGAAGAAAACCGCCTAAAGAATGACATTATTACGTCGGTTGTTGGAACCAACGAGGAAATAACCACACGGGACGCATTGAACGAGCAACAAATACAGGCGAATTTTGAGAGCCAAAGCACGGTATTAAACCGAGTAAAGAAAGGATTTGAGGCGGCGCAACAATTCGTCGATGAAACCGTTTGCCGTTTGCGGTATGGCGGTTTGTTCGTTTCTGCAAAAGTCAATTACGGCACGGAGTTCTATTTATCCAACGCAACGGAGTTACGGGAACGTTACAAGGTGGCAAAGGAAAGCGGCGCAAGCGAGGCGGAATTAGACGCCCTACAAAACCAAATTATCGAAACGGAATACCGGAACAACCCAACCCAATTGCAACGTATGTTGACGTTGGCGGAATTGGAACCGTACCGACATTTAACCCGTAACGAGGTATTGGATTTGTACGGTAAACAGATTATCAGCGAAAACGATATGCGTATAAAGTTGAATTTTGCTAACTTTGTACGCAGATTTGAACGTGAATATTTGAACGTGTTAGAGTTTGGGTATAATATGCCGTTCAACTCTAAGATAAATTTTATAACAAATAAATTTAACGATTATGCGAGTGAAAGTAAGCGAGGGCAAAACTAAAGACGTTGCGATTATCGACGTTACGCCCGAAAATTACATTGTCCCCGACAATGAGAAACATTTGTATCATTGCGTTATCGAAATTAAGAAATTCGATAGCGAAACGGGCAAACGGTTATCAATCCCCCGTATTCAGAAATTCGGCAAAAAAGGCTATGAAAACAGTATTGCCGAACATTTGAAAAAGCAGGGTTATACGATTACCGTATTGCACGACCCCAACGAGTACATGAAAGCCAAAGCCGAGGCGGACGAAAAGGCAAAGGCAGAAAAAGCCAAAGCCAACGCCGAGAAAGCCGCCGCCGATGCCAAAGCGAAAGCCGAGGCGGACGCCAAAGCCAAAGCCGAGGAAAAGGCAGCATTGAAAGCCGAGATTTTGGCAGAACTGAAAGCGGCGGGCATTATCCCGGCGACAACTGCAAAGGAACCCAAAGCCGATGCCAAAGCGAAAGCCGAGGCGGACGCCAAAGCCGAGGGCAAAAAGTAACCGAATATTCATTTAATAATCAAAGGGAAAGATTATGGCATTAACGATTGATGTTTTAAGAGCGAATGCGGCATTAGCCGGATTGACCGACGAACAATTGACAGCGATAACCACGTTATCCGTCAACGACGAAAATAGCGTAATAGCGAAAAAAACCGGGGAAATTTACGGCGGTTTGGATGCGGATATTTTAGCCGTTTCCGGTATCGCAAAGAACGGAACCGAAAAAACGTTTGATTACGCCAAACGAGTATTAACCGAGTTCAAAACCAAAGTTGAGGGCGCAAACGGTCTGCAATCACAGATTGACAGCCTAACCAAAGAAAAGGCACGTTTGGAAAAAGCCATTGCCGACGGTGCGACGGATGCGGAAACCGCAAAGGCATTGAAGCAAGCAAAGGCAGATTTGCAAAGCGTTACGACCCAATACAACGACCTCAAAAGCAAATACGATGAAGCCGAACAAACCCATACAAAGGAAGTGTTCGGCATTCGTGTTGAAACGGCATTGCAGACAGCAACCGCCGGGTTGAAGTTTAAGGCAGGATTGCCGGAAAGCGCAACAAAGGTTTTGTTAGGTCAAGCAATCGACAAAATTAAGGGTATGAACCCGGAATTTATCGACGACGGCAAAGGCGGCAAAATGTTAGCGTTTAAGGATGAAAACGGCGCAATCATGCGCAACCCGAACAATCAGTTGAACCCGTACACCCCCGGCGACCTTTTGACCCGTGAATTGGAAACAATGGGTATTTTGGATAAGGGACGACAAGGAGCGGGCGGCGGAACGGTTCCCCCAACGGGCGGCGGTGCGGGCGGTAATGTTGCCGTTGATATATCCGGCGCAAAAACGAGGGTTGAGGCATACGACGTAATTGCAAACACTTTGCAACAACAAGGTTTGCAGATTGGAACGGCTGAATTTGACGCTGGAATGAAACAGGCATGGCAGGACAACAATATTGCCGCATTGCCGGAAAAGTAAAAGACAACACGGGTAAAGGGTAAACCCGCATTTATAAACAATTTAATTTTTTAAACAATGAGTTTAATTGCAACAAGAGTACAGAATTGGCGGATAGAGAACCCGGAGTTAGACCGTAATATGTTCCGCCCGTGTGAGTACGGCGCATTGGATTTCTTTATTGAGCAAACCAACGCCCCTAACTCAATCATTAGCCCTAATTTGAGAGATAGGGCGTTAGTAAGTATCGGTAACACGGTACAAGTTCCGGTTATCAATTACGACGAAAACGTACAAGTTAGCAACGTGCGTTCGTGCGTTATTGCCGACAATGAAAATACGTCCGCATTGGTAACGCTTGTTTGGGCTACCTATGCAATCGGGTTTACGATGGTTCCGGCGGCGTATTCAAACAATGAAATTTCGTATCAACACGATTTCATGCGCAAAATGGAGAAAACAACCCGTGCGTTGGCGGATGCTTTGGATAAAGGAGCCGTTGCCGCATTGGAGGCGAACAAAACGCAAGTTTTCAAAACTTTGCTCAACTACACGCAGACCGGAAACGTGGTACAAGTACCAACCCAAATGGCAACCGAGATTTTGGGCGACATTAACCCAATCATGCGGGCGAATTGTTACCCGGAATATATCCACCTTATCGCAAATGCGGGGGTTGATAGCCTAATCCGCAAGTTGGCGCAACATGGCGTTTACAACGACGTTAATAAGCGTATGGAGTACGACAACAAGGTATTGCACTACACGAACAACGTAACGGATGAAGCGAGCAAAATGGGAACAATGTTTGCCGTTGCTGATGGAAACGTTGGTATCTTAACCCGTGTTGACCGTGAAGCGTACCGCCGTACCCGTGCAAATTTCCACGAATGGGACATTGTACGATTGCCGTACATTGATTTGCCCGTTGGTTCGCATTATTATACCACCGTGGGCGACCAATCGGCGATTATGGGCGATGCAACCGCCGATTTGACGTGTGCCGTTAAGGAGTATTTCGGATTTAGTGTTGATGTTGCCTACATGGTAGCATATAACAGTAACCCGGACACCGTGGCAAATCCGATTATCAAAGCCGAGATTGCAGCACGCAACCCGAACGAACCATTAGGAATGCCCGTATATGTAACCAACGCCGGGGAATTTCCCGCCGGGGGTGCGGGCGCATAAGCCGGAAAACGGAACAATTATTTAACCGAGGGGACGGGGTGGTTATCCCCGCCCCCTTTTTAAATTTACGCAGTATGTACCGGATAAAAGAGATACAAGATAAATTATTGCACGTTGTAGGTTGGGAACAATCATATAATCCCGCCGAGGCAATCGCCGAGCAATTGACAGAAACCGAAAGCGGGTTATATTTTCAAGGGGCGCACCCGCTTGTAACGTTGGATAACATGGCGGCAATCGTCCCGGATAATTGGGGTTATCAATACCCGGTTTGGAATGATACAAAGGAATGGAAAGCCGAAACCGTGGTACAATACGCCAACGATGCGGCGGGCAAACCCTTGTATTGGGTTGCTTTGGTTGATAACGTCGCCGAGGTTCCCGCCGAGGGTTCGACCTTTTGGGAGAAATACAACATATTATCCGACTATTTGGAACGTTTGACCCGCAACGGAATTTCCACGGCGGTACAAACGTTTACCCAAATAAAAGGGTTGGATAAGGAAACAAAGAACCTATTAGAGCGTCGCACGTTCTTTGATGGTGCGGGACGTATCAGAGCAACCCAACCGAATAATCATAAGTTGGTAGGGTTTGAGATTATCCCGGTGCGGGCGATGGGAGTAACCGCACAAATACACCGGGTTGGCTTGCAAATGACGGGCGGAACCGGGATTGTGAAATTGTATCTTTTCCATAGTTCGCAGATTGACCCGATAAAAACGTTTGATTTGAATTTTACGCTAACAAATGGCGGCTTTCAATGGTTTACGTTGGAAGATTGTTTTTTGCCCTATATCAGCGACACAAACAACGCCGGGGGTGCGTGGTTCCTTTGCTATAATCAAGACGATTTGCCCGCCGGGATGCAAGCAATTAACGTGTCGAAAGATTGGAGCGGCGAACCGTGCGGAACGTGTACCGGGTACGGCAATATTGAGGCATGGCGGCAATTGACAAAGTATTTGCAGATTTCCCCGTTTATGTACAACGCCCCGGAAACATTCGCCGAATACCCGGAGTTGTGGGATATAGCGTACACGATGTACACTAATACGCTAAATTACGGGTTGAATTGTGAAATTACCGTCGGTTGCGACCTAACCGATTTTATCGTTGAACAACGGGCGATATTCCAAACGGTAATACAACGCCAAGTTGCGGCAATAGCTTTGCGCACGTTGGCAATGAACCCCAACGTAAGGGTCAACCGGAACCAATCCAACGCCTCTAAAATGGAAATATTGTACGAGTTGGACGGGAATGTTGAGGGACGTCCCGGCGGTTTGGGTTATGACCTTAAAAAAGCGTTTGAGGCTTTGCGATTAGATACGCAAGGGATTGACCGTATTTGTTTGAGTTGCAACAACCGGGGCGTTAAGTACCGGACAACGTAATTGTATTATGGCGGGGTTACAATCAATAATTGATTTACGCAACCGGGTTAATACGTTTAACGACGGGTTGACGTCCGGGTTGATTATACGGGACATAATCGACGATGGAATGACAACGGCGTTTATCATTGATGCCAACGCCGAGGAACAATTATTTGAACAAGGTATTAACCGATTGGGCGTTGACATAATGGATTATCGACCTTATACCCCGCTAACAATAGCCATTAAGGAGGAAAAGGGACAACCAACGAACCGGGTAACGTTACGGGATGAGGGCGATTTTGAGAGTAGTTTTTATTTGGAAGTCGGCGACAAACAATTTGAAATTAAGGCGTCGGATTTCAAGACGGAAGATTTGATAAAAAAGTACGGGCGGCAAATATTGGGATTGACGAACGAAAACATTGCTAAACTGATTTGGCAATACGTTTACCCGGATTTGCTAACCAAAGCAAAAAAAACGATATACGGAAATGGATAGAGTACCGATTATAAAGAACCCGGAGTTATTCGACCGGGTTATTGCAAATATTCAAAAGGGATTGGCGGACGGGTTGCCGTGGCTTAACTATTCCTTTGGACGTTCTGAACGGTTGGTTAAGTCCATACAAGGAAAACGATATTATACGCCCAATATTTACGTCGGCGGCAATGAATATATGTTGATTGCCCCGGATAGTAATATAGGGAATTTTTCGTTTTTCGTGTTGGACGACCCGCAACAAATTGATTGGTTCCCCGGCGAACAAAACAAATATACAACGCCGTTTTCGGTTATCTTTTGGTTTGATATGCGCACAATAACCAACGACCCCAACAACCGGAATACGGAGGCGGTCAAACAACAAATCATGCGGGTATTGAATGGCGGTATTTGGTTGCGTTCCGGTTCCATGACAATAAACAGAGTGTACGCAAAGGCGGAAAACATATTTGCCGGGTTCACTTTGGACGAAATAGACAATCAATTTTTAATGCACCCGTTCGCCGGGTTCCGGTTTGCCGGGGAATTGGGAATTGATGAAACGTGTTTAACTGATTAAAACAAAGTGTATGCAAGCATTTTTATTTTATACGGTCGTGGTTGCTTTGGTTGCTGCATTCGGTTTGACCTTGTTACGCAAATGGCAGGTTATCGAATGGGTACAAGTCCACGGCAACGAGTTTTTCGCAAAGATGTTTAATTGCGATTTCTGTTTGTCCTTTTGGGCGGGGGTTGCTTTGGCAATCCTTTTGGCGTTTATTACCGGGAACCCGACGTTGTTGTTGGTTCCCTTTTGTTCCACAATGATAACCCGTTTTTTGCTATGAAAACCGTTAAGATAGGAGAACGCACCGTTGAGATATACGACGCTATCGACGAATTGCCGATGTTGCGATTTCATAAGTACAACAAAATGTTGTTAGTTGATGCCGGGATTGGTTCCGATTTGCAGGATTTCGACACGCACATAGAAAAGGCAATAAGATACGCCCGGAGCAAAACCCCCGAATTGGCGGCAATCGAATTGGATAATATGCGGCAAAACGTGTATTTCATCCAAACCGGGATAAGTCCAAAGCATTTGGCGTTTGCCGTGTTGGTTAAATCAATCGACGGGGAACCGTACAACGATTTGTCCGATGATGGGTTGCAAAAGGTCGTCGATATGTTCGGCGATGTTCCCGTTAAAGAGTTGACCGCCCAAATGGAAGCGGTCAAAAAAAAAAT